GCATTATCCCAACCGTTAAAGTTTGCCTCGGCGACCAATGATGCTTCTGCAATTGCAGTTCCTGAATAACCATCAGGATCATCATCATTTCCCCAAGCTAAAGTGGAGGTAGTTCCAACAACAGCAGTTTCTACAAGTGCCAAAACACCAGTAATTATTGCTCCATTTGGAATTGGCTTCATTCCCGCTTTGCTAGAGAGGAAAATTTCACCAACAACTCCACCATCTTTGTCGAAGTCATAAATATATTCCTGTGTATGCCTTTTATTTCCAATTGTAGTCAATTGGCACCTCCGTTACGAAATTTCAACAACACGCTTGTTGTCTAATTGTTTAAAGCCACCGAGCCAGTCGACATTGATTCGTCGAGCTCGTATACCATCAACACCTAAGTCAAACTCAGAGACGTTAATGCCTTGCTGAGATGCCATTGTCAAAAAAGACGAATGGAAAAGGTGAGTTACTGCGCCAACCTCAGTTGTGAAGTGTGGCATGAAACCAAGCAGAGCGCCCGGTAGTTGACCTGTTTGAATCGGAGCACCCGAAACCAAAAAGTCAGAACTGGTAAAACCAGTGATATTGAAAACATCATTTAGCTGAGCCGCGCCCATGACTAAATGTCGGTCACTCATTGGCACGTTCTGAGTGTCGAGCAATTCTTTTGCTTCTAACAAATCAGCCAGGGCCAAAGTTGTTCCCGAATCATAAGCTATCTGATGATCAGGAGCCGACGTTGACGGAACTGACAAAGTTATGATTTTGGATTGAATTTTTTTATTTATCGCAAAGATGGCAAGCTCTCTTAGCTTATCCATATGCGGCAACGACTGCAGCTGAGCTTTATTAGTAACAATAAAATCTTTTACGATTCTAGAGTTAATAACTAAATTTTGCTGAGTTGCTGTGATTGCTTCAGCGTCGTTTCTAGAACCTTCTGGAAGTTCTAACGCCTCATCGAATTCAGGGAATGTGGAGATCTTAACAGTGTCTCCAAGGTTTTGTATTTCGCCCTCATAACTATCATCGATAATAGAGGCGAAGGGTAGTTCCGCGAGCAGAACATCATAGAATCGTCTTGACCATACCTCAGGCACAATAACAGACAATTCGGTTGATGTGGTCATAATTTGATCCATCAGGTACCTCGTCTTTGTTGGTTATAAAATTTGGTTAGTCTTGCGTATTCCGCCTGCGATTCTGGGGAATTATCTTTGCGGGCTTTGTCTGCCGCTTTCATTACTTGATCGATTGTCACCATACCACCAGTCGTCACTTCCGGCAAACCGGGGTTGAGGTTTCCAGACTTTTTACCAAACATATATGGCTTTCTGAGCTTCAATGCCTCGACTGCAGTCTGTACACCAACGACATTATAATTTCCAAGGCTGGTGGTTTCGATCTGGACCTCAGGAAACTCGTATAAATCCAAATCGTCAAGAGCTTCTTTCCTAATTCCAGCCTGCACCGCGGCGGTCCTGATAGCGCTCATCTTCTCACGCTTAATTACACCAGTGGTCAATGACTCGTTTCTTTGCCTTAATTCTGTATTTTCATTTTCTTTTAATTCGGCAATTTCTTTCCACTGTTCCTTGTCTTTCATACCGGCCAATTCATTTGTTTTTAACTGGCCATTGAGACCTGTATTGGTCTCTGTAAGAGTTCTATTTTTTGCTAGGAGTTTATTGTATTCCTCAGCGCTGTATGACTGTACTGGAGGTGGTGTTACGAGAGCCGGGTCTAATGGCAATTGCCCTTGTAATGGAGCATTAGGATTAACTGGTGGTGGCACTGCAGCCGGTGTTCCGCCTGGGCCTGTTCCGCCTGTATTTGGTTCACCCTCAAGTAGTAAATATCTATTTCTAAAAAATCGCATTTTTCCCCCTAGTCTTGATGTCAGTCGCCATCATTTTTTATTTATAGTTTTTAAAACCTGCCTTATTCTGGCTAAAAATAGGTTTCTAATTCTTTTCTGAATTACCGCGGTGAACTTATCACCATCTCCAGTTGGCAATATCGCTCGACGTGGAACTTTCTTTTTAGTATTCGATCCCTCGTTATGCGCTGTGAATATATCTTTAATTTTTTTCTTAGCAGATATCAATCCAATTCTGACACCCCGCTTGGTGGGCTTGAATTTAATTGCCTTCAATAGATCACCCGAAAGCTTTAAATTGATAGGGCGGCGCTGCTTATTTGGAAACTCCGACTTGACAGAATTCGGATAGAGATTTTTCTTGCTTGCAGTGCGTTTAATATCTTTCCTTAATCCAGTGCGTAATTTCTTTTTGCTTTCACCACCAGCACTTTTCAGATCTTTTCGAAGCGATGAGGTTGCTCTGTCAGCCTTGTAAGCTACGAATCTACCAAAACCTTTGACTGGACTTTTGCCGATGGCAATGGATTGCTTGATATCCTTAACAACTCTATCACCTAATTTTTTTAGAAACTTCCTAGTCAAAATCTTTTTCTTAGTGAGTGAATCTAGGCCTTTGAATTTTAGAATTACGTTGGCCATCAGAACAAACCAATCAATAGCGAAAATATATCTCTGAGATCCTCATCAAATAGTATTGCGGCCTTTGCATCCTTGACACTGACACCAGGGAATTCATCACGCAATAATGTATTGAGTTGCCTTTTTGTTTCTATTCCTCTGAGATCTGATTTTCGTACCTTGACAGACTTTGCAATTTGATCGGCGATGATTGACCGAACGTCGCTGTCTACATTACCGACGAATTTGTCACCCTCTTGAGGTAAGAAGCGACGAGTGGGAATTTTTGACTTTCCCGAAAAATTATTATGCCCATCAGCCTTTGGTGCGTCGTTACCAGTGATTTGTAATTTAATACCCTGCTTTGTTCGTTTAAACTCGAGACCATCGAGCATGTCTCCACTGAATTCAAGATTTGCTTTAGTCCCACGACCATCGGCTTTTTTAATTTTTTTATACTCTGTTGATAGTACAGGCCAAGAACCTCCGCGAATAGGACTCTTTGCTTGTCCCACCTTGCCTAATATAATGTCAACTATCAATTCTCCAGCTTCATCCTTAATTTTGTTCTGCTGTCGTGTGGTTAGATTTGACGGTAATTGCAAATCAATTTCAGATGAAATCTCTGAGTCTTTGACTGTTGTCTTGGTAACTTTTACAGCCATTATTCATCCCCTGGATCTTCCTTTACTACTTCTTCTTGGCCCATCATTTCAGCCATTTTTTTAAGTCTCTCTGCGGTGATTTTCAAGAGTATTTTTGCAGCTTCTATTTCTGTGATACCGCGGTCCTTCATGATTAATTCTATTTCAAGGTTGATGCCGAGATCCTGACGCATCTTCAAATTTTCAAGCTTTTCTTTTTCACTCATGATAATCATCGCATCGTTAAATTCAGTCGTTGGTTGCTCATCAAGTGGTATTTTACAATCAGCGAAATTCTCATCAAGTTCATTGTCCTCATCAAAACTCTGTATCCATGCCGCGGTTATTTTAAAAGCTTTCTTCTCAGCCTTTCGAAATATCTCTCGTTGGTCGGTGATGTCCTCTAAGCTCTCAGCCTTATCAAGAGCCATGGCAATGCCAGAAGGGAACGCCATGCCACCATCAAGCTTAGACTGCACACCACTGGTTGATAGGTTATTCGTAGTTAACAAGAGAGCCACATACATTTCAACCTGTCTGGCTAATTGATCGAGCGGTGGGTCTGCAGTGATAAACTTTGCATCAGTCTTATTGCCCTCATCATCAGTCGGTAAACCAATCAGTTTATTTGGCCCGAGTTTTATACCTGAAGGAAGGTCTTTGCCCATAACCACCAGCTGTCCAAAACCTTGAGTAACACCAATATGATTATGATTTGATATCAGAGTGTTAATCAGCAGATCACCGTCGATTAAATCCTCGCCACCCTCAGCCCAGTAATGACCTTCTTGATCGATGTGAAGATCAACAAACGGTTTCATTTCAATGGGGTTCAACATAAAATCAACTAACGATTCACCATCCTTTAGGAGTGGCGGCATCATTGTATTAGGATCAACAACCTCAGAACCGAGAGTTGTAAAATGATATTTATCAGCCCACCAAACATAGGGTTTCTTTTGCTCGCCAGTTTCGGTTTCATCTTCTTTTTTATCAGCAATTGTTTGATCAATGCCATCACCCTTAAACGATGGGTTCGACGTAATCCTGTGCTGTGCTGCTAGTGTTGGAACTGATGCTTGACCAAGCCCTAGAGTCAGCGCGCTACGTTCAAAATTCGACAGGATAACAACCATTGGTTTGGTTCGATCATTCTCCATTTCGACAACGTCATACAGATGCGAGGACATTGGAACCCAGGACGGACGCCATTTTTTCTCACCCTCTTTATCGAAGAACATCACAGGCTTGATATATAAAACCGCATTCCTAAGAAGCTTCAATAGTTTATTTGATGTTTTCATCTGGGTATTAATCTCGAGTTTATCCTCCAGGCAGTTCAGGGACTTGGTGTCTCCCTCGCTTTCATATTTCCTTGTCACACCATTGGCGTAAACTTTTGCGAGCTTATCGACAATCTTCTTGGCAATTGACAGATTGCTGATGGTATATTCCATCTCTCTAACAGTTGCTGCATCAAGCATCAGTACTAATAATTCCCTGACAAAATCCTTTGATTTGTTTTTCCAGATCTCGTGCCACTTATATGCAAGTGATTTCCGCCGTTGATTTTCAGCGCCTTCAATATCGTCAATGATTCTTTTTCTGACTTCTTCATCTAGAATTTGATCTTGATTGTTCAACCTCATAGCCATAATTATGTCCTCGTCCCTTGGAATACACCCCGCGTTGGTGGCTTGAACGGGATCAATATATCACACATGTAATCTATTCCATCGCTGAAATGAGTCAACTTTGGATTTGTCTTGTCTTTCTCAAGCGTAACTATGTTTTGCTCCACCGCAGCAAAATCCTTGCAGACTTTCGGCTGAGTTTTTGGATTGGCCTGTATAACACCTTTATCCAGTAAATTGTTCATATGCAATTGTCTTGTGCGAAAACCAGGCGCTTTTTTCTTAACTCTGATTTCGTTGTAATTAAATTCATTCCGCAGGATATGGATATCAGGATCGCCCTTGGTCGATCGACTGTTGCCGGACGGATCTGGATATATGATTGTGTTGTCTGGCGTATAGCCGCGGGCTCTGAGCGCATGGCCCATCTTCCTGGTATCACCATCCATGATCTCAATCTCTTCAATGCCTTTTAGTTTGCCGCCATCCCACTGCCAGAGAGATGCAGCCATCGGATCAACGTTGAAATCCAGAGCACAATGAAACCAATCCCACTGCGATTTCTTATGCTCGTAATTATTTATTTTTGGATCATAGGCATAATAAAATCTGTTGCCGGTCATGTTTACCCAAAGGCCTTTGACGTATGCATCAACCATAATCGAATCGTAGGCATTGTACAAATCTTCGAGATAATCCTCTTGTAGATTCATCATATTGTCTTGAGTGTTGCCATAAATAATTTCGGTGTTTTTAGGCGGGCTCTCAATCAAATACTCATAGTAATCACTCGCCCAACCCTCAGGAGTTCCAACACTGGCAATTTGAGGAAAGGGCGCTTTCTTTATTCTAACCCGTCCCATCACCTCCATATACCTAACCAGTGGCATCAATGTAAGCTCGTTGATGGTTGCCCAACCCCAGTTAGGACCGCGGATTTTCTTCTCACCAGATGTGATATACGCAGGAGCATCCGACCATGGAAACATAAAGTGCGGGCCATACTTGCCGTTTTGTTTGTATGTATATTTGATTTGCCGCTCATCCATGATTTCTTCCATAAGAGGAAGCCAATCCTTTTTGAATTCAGCATAGGACTCAGCGACCATGCCGCCTGCAATGTCTCGATTGAGATATGATAATTGGAAGGTCTTCATGCATAGAGCGTAAGTTTTGCCAGCACCGAAGCCAGAAGATAAATGCAATCGTCTACTAATTACATTATTGTGAAACTCTTCTTGATGTTTATTCTTATTGTAGTTCCACTTGATGATTCTGCCCACATTAAAATCACCGATCCTTCATGGAGATATTTCTAATTCTTTGAACAAGTCTCTCTAATATATCGTACAAATTACTTTTTGTTACGTGCTTACCATTCGCCAATAAATTCCAAAAAGAATTAAACATCTCGTCAGCTATGCAATGCGACAGCTCGTGAACAATTGTTTTTTCTCTTTCCTCAATTGATCGATTCCAATGCTCTCTAAAAATTTCTATTTCTGCTCTCAGATAATCGCTCTGTACTGTTGTTTGAGCGAATGTATCATCGACGCCTTCTTTATAAGTTATTTTTATATCCCACTCATGAAGATTCAACCGAGGCTTCCACTTTTTTATGTAGCGCTCGACTTCTTTCTTTTGTTTCGTTGTTGGTTTCATCAATTCATATCCTCAGGATTAATACCGACCTTTTCAATTACGCCAGCCTCTAATAAAACACTCTGGCAAACACCGAACAAAACAGATGCCCAATATTCAGCGGCTGTTAAATCCTCGTCTGGAATGTTATCTTTCAATCGATCTTTGTCACCTTCTAGATACACATGAAAGGATTTCTTCCCCTCTATGGTGGTGTCTTCAATTACGATCGAGAATTTTTTCTTGGTCACTTAAATCCTCGATATGTATGTTGCAATAGCCTGTAGTGAAATCAACATCTACATCAACAACAGTTTCCCCTGGTTTTACTTCACCAAGTGTTAAGAAAATATCTTTGCCATCTTGTGTCCATTGTATTTCGGTTTTTCGAATTATTGTTTTACTCACTTCTTTTTCTTCTTAGGCTTCTTAAAAGCAAATGGATTTTTACCCGCGGGCTTTCCTTTAGGTTTCTTCATTGGCTTCTTTCTCTTCTGGCTTTTGTTTAGTTTGTCTGATGACATTTTGATTTCCTTTCTTACAGTCGGAGCAAGCTTGATCGGTATTGCCACTCCACCATTGAAAATATACTCCACAGTGATAACATTTAATCCAATACAGGCCCATCAGGTACCCACCTTAGAACCATCATCCCAAACGAATTCACCGTATGTTCCGACAAGTAAATATTCTTTGCAGGCACAACAGAATGTTGAACCATAAAAACTAGGCTTTGCAGCATAAGTCTCAGCTATTTTCTGAGGCATCGTTGTTGCTGATCCGCATTTCTCGTGGACATATGTACGCCTCACCGGCCTAACGAAACCTTTTGAGCGCTCTTCATCAGATAAAATCCAATGGTCTTTATGTTGTCCGGTCGATGGATCGATTGGCGCAGGAGCTCCTGCAACTTCTTGTTCAGGCTCTTTGCCTGAGTTAGTAACTCTTTTCATTTATGGCTCCTCGACGCCATGATTTCTCATGTTGACGCCCCTCATTGCTGCAGCTAACTGGTTCATCAGTCTGCCGGTGATCATCGTAAAATAACGATTGCCGTCAGCATCTTCTAACTGAAAATCAACAATAGGCAAATCACCCTCAGTTCCTTTTTCAGTTACGATTACTTTTTTAATCGCAAGCTCTTTGACTTCTTTTGGATTATACCGAGGAGCAATTTTGCCCGGCAATAATTCAATCGTTAACATATTTGTATCTTCTAAATTTCCCATCAAACAACTTCCTTCCGAATAGTGATATGATATTCCTCTTTGAGTGGATCATATATCGTTGAAAAAACAGATTCTCCTGGTTCAAGAAATTCTGCAAGTCTCGGAGCTCCCAAATAATCTTCCTTAGATACAATTACGACCCTGGAAGTTCGACCAGTGCATTCAACGCAGTAACTCTGATTGTGATAGCAGGTTGGTTGGCCGCACCCCATGCAACACCATCTATATCTTTCCATCAAAATTCCATCCCGTCGATTCGCTCATCGACACCATCAGGATTATCTTTCCAATTGCATTTGTTTTTAAGGCTGAAAATTAACATTGTTGCATTACCACCCAGGCCCATAGTGATAGCTTTCTGGATGAGTTTTAATTTTGTTTTAGCAAACTTTTGATCGGCATACTCGGTGAATGTTGTGTCATGTTCTTCTTTAATTCGACGTTTGAGTGTTTCAATAGATATTCCAAGTATGTCTGCACACATCTGACGAGTTGGTCCAAACTGCAATATAGCATCTAATTTTTCCCAGTCTAAAGGCTGTTTTTGAGGTCCGCTCATTGCTCTTTCCCCGAATCCGGCACAAGTTGCGCCTGTTTGCCTGAATATTTTTCCCACCGCGATAGTATCACATCGCAGTAATGCGGGTCTAATTCCATCATAAAGCATTTTCTATTTGTTTTTTCACATGCGATTAAGGTCGAGCCAGAGCCGCCGAAGAGATCGAGGACAATATCGCTTTGATGTGTAGTTTTATCGATAGCCTCTTCGGCAAGGGCAACTGGCTTCTGTGTTGGATGCTCGTATTTCGTGGCAGAATCTTTTTCTATTTTCCATACACTACCAATTCTTTTCCCACATAGATTGGCCTGTCTATTCCATACCATACAGACTTCATAATCACTCAAAAATGTCTTTTTAAGATCACCCATGCCGCCGCCAGGTTTATGCCAGATAATTAAATTTGTTGGATACCCAAATAGATTAAACTGTTCAATCCATTTGTTTAAAACCTTCCAACTCGTCCATACAAAACACCAGCCTCTTGAATATATATGAATAATAGGAGCCACATCTAGGAACCTATCATCATTTAATAATGGACTAAATTTTTCAGTTTTTGTTCGCATATTAGATTGATATTCGACACCATAAGGAGGATCTGTAAAAACTAAATGCGCAAGATTCCCGTCCATAAGCTCACCAACGTCATCCGAATTAGTAGAATCACCACACATCAACCTATGGTCGCCCAGTAG